GGTGCCGCTGAATCAGCAAACGAAGTACCTGACACAACAGACGCTTCTAGAGCTATGCACTCTAGAATACAATCAGCTTTAATAGGTAAAGGTAAAAAAGAAAAAAAAGAGAAAGATAACGATAATGATAAAGACAATCCAGTAAAGTTTACGTTAAGATCTGGAAACTCACCGTTATTTAAAGAACTGGGCTCTTTTTCTATAAAAAAATAAACAATATGGCTTTTGAATTAGGAAAAGGTAGAAAAAATTATATGACAAGTGGTCAAATTAAAACTAAACTTAGTTTTAACAAAGAGGGTGGAGATACTAATGTTTCGGTACCTGGCACACCTGTTATAAGAAAACCATTAGAAGAAGGTATTATGGGTGAAGCTAACATGGATGGCAGTATATTCATTAGTGATAAAATTTTGCCTGGCAGTGATATGGAAAGACAAGTTATAAATCATGAAATGAGACATGCAACTGATATGAAAATAGGTAAACTATCATATGGTGATGATTTTGTAAAATACGATGGAGTTACTTATCCAAGAAAAACTATTAATGGTAAAGATATGATAATAGTAGATGGTGTACCTAAAGAAGCTGGTAACACTGGTTTTCCTTGGGAACATGATGCCAACAACGGAATGTAAAAAATAAATTATGAATATATTAGGAAAAATATTTTCAGGTGGAGCTAGTGATTTAGTGAAAAATGTAGGAGGAGTTATAGATAGTCTACATACTTCTAAAGAAGAAAAGCTTGAGGCTGAAAAAAAGATAAAAGATATGATAATGGGTTACGAAGCTGAAATGCAAAAACAAGTAACCGAAAGGTGGAAGGTAGACATGAACTCGGATTCATGGTTAAGTAAAAACATAAGACCTTTAGTTCTTATATTTCTAGTTGTAGCAACAGTGTTAATGATTTTTATTGATGCTGGTGTACTTGCTTTTGAAGTAAAAGACACATGGGTAGACTTATTACAACTAGTATTAATAACTGTGATCGGTGCTTATTTTGGCGGTAGATCACTAGAAAAAGTAAAAAAATAAAATTATGGGAAAATATTTTAACGTAACGGTAAAACCTACTATAACGGCTAGCATACAAGCTGGAGGAACTATAGCGGGTGGTGAAATTGCTTTTGATTGGACAAGCTTTGACATACCAAAAGGAGCCTCTAAATTAGTAGGTTTAACTGTTTTACTAAGAGGTACGGATGGTGTTAGGCAAGAAAAAGGTATAGATTTTTATTTTGCTAAAACTGTTGATGGTGTAGCTCCTGGTTCTCTAGGAACACTAAGCGCAACTGCTGATGGAGCTAAATATCAAAATCATTTAATAGGTGCTAGTACTATTCAAACAAGTGACTTTAAAGATGGTTTAGATATTATGGCCGTTGCATCAACTGGGCACGGGGCCGGTACTAATCAAGTTCCAGCTGTTGTACTAGAAGGAGAGCCTGCTAGTGGTACTCACGTTGGCGTAGATAAATTATACTTAGGCGGAATTGCTGTAGGAGCCTTAGATTTTAGATCAACAGTTCAGTGTGACGGTATACAAGCTACATCACAAGCCGTGTTAACTGTTAAAACAACATCTGCGTTAACAAACTTTGCAGTTGGAGATGTTCTTCACGATGAAGATGATAGAGCAATGGGTACTGTTTTAACTGTAGATAGCGCAACACAAATGACAATGGAAGCTAATTTAGCTAACGCCACTGTTAACAATAAAGATTTATATAACATAAACCCAATAACAGTTATAATGTCTTTTGAAAGATAAAACAAATTAAATTAACTTAAATTAAATAAAATGGCAAAAACAAAAAAGAAAGCTGAAAAGGCTACAAAAATTACAAACGACGAATTAAATCAAGTACAATCAGTTGTTAACGATATTAATAGAGCACAACTAGAAATTGGTAATTTTGAAAGTAAAAAACACAACTTACTACATCATATATCTTCTTTACAAGAAAAGCTAGGTGAGATGCAAGTTAATTTTGAAAAAAATTATGGCACTGCTGACATCAATATAAAAGATGGTACTATAAACTACAAAAAAGATGAGCAAGCTAATTAGAAAAATTACTGTAGGTAAAGACTATAAAAATGACGCTATGCATTATGCTGTTGGTCAAGAAGTATATGGAGGTCATACTATTTGTGATATATTAGAAGAAAAAGATAAATATTCTATATATATTAAAAAAAACAAAGACGTATTACCTTGGAAAGACTTTAATAAAAATATGGCGGTATCTGTAGAATATAATCTTGAATATTAATGAAAGCACCTTTTGACTTTGTTATAGAGCCAAAAGGTGATAGATATAACAATACTAAAAAAGTTGGTGACAAAGATCTTATATTAAATACTGAGATATTTAACCATCAGTTTGTTAATAGAGAAGCTATTGTTAAATCTATACCTACAGCTTTTAAAACAAAAATAAAACCTGGCGATACAGTTATAGTACATCACAACGTTTTTAGACGTTGGCACAATCAATATAGCGAGGAAAAAAACAGTAGAAGTTATTTTGACGAAAATACATATCTTGTTAAGCCAGATCAAATATTTTTGTACAAATCAAAAAAAAATTGGAAAGCTACTAACGGGTATTGTTTTGTGCAACCTATTAAACAAAGAAATAAATTAAAAGCAGGGACTGAAGAAGAGTGTATAGGTATAGTTAGGTACACTGACGGTGTGTATAGCAAAAACGAGTTAGTTGGATTTACACCTTTTTCAACTTACGAGTTTGTTATAGAAGGAAAACGTTTATATAGGATTATGAATAAATTTATTACAATTAAATATGAATATCAAGGAGACGAAAAAGCTTATAATCCAAGCTGGGCACAAAGCTGTTGAAGAATTAATAAATGTAGCTAAAGAAAAAATTATTACTAACACTGAGGATGATGTTAGCGCTGACAGATTGAAAAACGCTGCGGCTACTAAAAAGTTAGCTATATTTGACGCGTTTGAAATACTCAATAGGATTCAAGAAGAAGAGAACATTTTAGAAGGTAAAGAGCCTGAAGAAAAAAAGGATAGAGTATTTAAAGGTTTTGCAGAAGGAAGATCAAGATAATGTATAAGCAAACTTTAATTAAAAGTATAGAGCCTGTAAAAAGAACTACGATTACTAGAATGAATCGTGGTAAAAAATGGAAATACGGGTATAATAAAGAACACGACTTAATTGTTTTGTCTCATAATGGAACTATAGGAGAAATTATAGAAATACAAAATTTAAGTATAGCGCTGCCTAAACCACCTAAAGAAGTATATAAACATCCAAAAAATAAGTGGGTTAAGCAGGAATATCCTAAAGAACTACAAAGGATAAAAAATATATTTGACTGGAGGAGTTATCCGGAAAGCAGTAAAGAAAAATGGTACGATTATATAGACGAGGAATTTAAACGTCGAGAAGAAGGTTTCTGGTTTGTAAATAATGGTAAACCAACCTGGATAACTGGCACGCACTATATGTATTTGCAATGGAGTAAAATTGACGTTGGCGCTCCTGATTTTAGAGAAGCTAATAGAATATTTTATATATTTTGGGAAGCGTGCAAGGCAGATAAAAGGTGTTACGGTATGTGCTATCTTAAAAACCGTCGTTCTGGTTTTTCTTTTATGTCAAGCGCAGAAACAGTTAATTTAGCCACTATTTCAAGTGATAGTAGATATGGTATATTATCTAAAACAGGTGCAGATGCTAAAAAAATGTTTACTGATAAGGTTGTACCTATAAGTGTAAATTACCCGTTTTTCTTTAAGCCTATTCAAGACGGTATGGATAGACCTAAAACAGAACTTGCATATAGAGTACCAGCTAGTAAATTTACTCGTAAAAAAATTACGACTAACGAGCAACTAGAAGATATAAAAGGTTTAGATACTACTATTGATTGGAAGAATACTGGTGATAATAGTTATGATGGAGAAAAACTAAATTTACTAGTTCATGACGAAAGTGGTAAATGGGAAAGACCTGATAATATATTAAACAACTGGAGAGTTACTAAAACATGTTTAAGATTAGGTAGTAGAATAGTAGGTAAATGCATGATGGGTTCAACATCAAATGCTTTAGATAAAGGAGGTGATAATTTTAAAAAATTATATTATGATTCCGACGTTACAAAAAGAAACCGCAATGGACAAACAAAGTCTGGTTTATATTCTCTTTTTATCCCAATGGAATGGAACTATGAAGGATTTATTGACGAATACGGAATACCAGTATTTAATAACCCAGATAATGATGTGTTCGGACCCGATAGGGAATTAATAGACACAGGTATAATAGAACACTGGGACAACGAGGTAGAAGGATTAAAATCTGATCAAGACGCTTTAAATGAGTTTTACAGACAATTTCCAAGAACTGAAGAACACGCGTTTAGAGATGAGGCTAAAAATAGTATTTTTAATTTAGTTAAGATATATGAGCAGATAGATTATAATGAAGGAATAGGTAGCTCTGCTAACGTTAATACTGGTAATTTTCAATGGGTTAATGGTATAAAAGATACACAGGTTATATTTTATCCAGATCCAAAAGGAAGATTTAAAATAAGTTGGGTGCCACCATCTCACATGCAAAATAGAGTGGTGGTTAAAAATGGAATAAAATATCCTGGAAATGAACACATGGGAGCGTTTGGTTGTGACTCTTATGATATATCAGGAACAGTAGATGGAAGGGGATCTAATGGAGCTTTGCACGGATTAACAAAGTTTAGCATGGAAGATGCTCCTCCAAATCACTTTTTTTTAGAATATATTTCAAGACCACCAACGGCTGAAATATTTTTTGAAGATGTTTTAATGGCATTAGTTTTTTATAGTATGCCATTGCTTTGTGAAAACAATAAACCTAGATTATTATACTATTTAAGAAGAAGAGGATATAGAGGCTTTAGTATGAATAGACCTGATAAATCTTGGAACAAGTTATCCACAGCAGAAAAAGAAATAGGTGGTATACCAAACTCAAGTGAAGATATAAAACAAGCACATGCTGCCGCAATTGAAATGTATGTACAAAACCACGTAGGACATAAAGAAGAAGGTGTTTATGGTAATATATATTTTAATAGAACTTTAAATGATTGGGCAAGATTTGATATTACAAAAAGAACTAAGTTTGATGCAACTATAAGTTCTGGTTTAGCTATCATGGCGTGTAATAGACATTTATATGCTCCAAACGCAAAAATAGAAAAGCCTAAATTAAACATACATATATCTAAGTATGAAAACAAGGGCAATGTATCAAGAATAATTAAAAAATAATATATGTCAAATTCTATTACAACAGGTAATTATTTTCCGAGTCAAGTTGTTAGTGATGCTGAAAAACTCAGTTATGATTACGGTTTGAAAATAGCAAAGGCTATAGAGTCTGAATGGTTTAAAGATGACAATAGTAGGTATGTAAGTAACAATAGATATTCTAATAACCATCATGAGTTTCACAACCTTAGATTATACGCAAGAGGAGAGCAGTCTATACAAAAATACAAAGATGAGCTGTCTATAAATGGTGATTTAAGCTATTTAAATTTAGATTGGAAACCTGTTCCAATAATACCTAAATTTGTTGATATAGTTGTCAACGGTATATCTGAAAGAATGTATGACATAAAAGCATTTTCACAAGATCCTTATGGAGTTAGTAAACGCACCGCTTACATGGAATCTGTTTTAAATGATATGAACAGTATAGAGGTTAGTGATTTTATATCTGAAAACTTTGGCGTTAATACTTTTGAAAATGATCCTTCAAAGCTGCCGGAATCTGAAGAAGAACTTAAACTACACATGCAGCTTACTTATAAACAATCCGTAGAACTTGCGCAAGAACAGGCTTTAAATTTATTATTTGAAGGTAATAACTATGAATTAATAAAGAAAAGAGTTTATTATGATTTAACTGTTTTAGGCATGGGGGCTGTTAAAACTAACTTTAACACGTCTGAAGGTGTTACTATAGATTATGTAGATCCAGCAGATTTAGTTTATTCTTATACTGATTCACCTTACTTTGAAGATATATATTACGTTGGCGAAGTAAAACAGGTTCCTGTAAATGAATTAGTAAAACAATTTCCACATTTAGAACAAGAAGATTTAGAGTATATAGTTAAAAATAAATATTATACAAACGATGTTGGATCTAGTTATAGAGAGCTAGATCAAAATAAAGTTCAAGTTTTATATTTTAACTATAAAACCTACATGAATGAGGTTTATAAAATTAAAGAAACAAGATCTGGAGCTGACAAAGCTATAGAAAAAGACGATACTTTTAACCCACCAGAACAAAAAGAAGGTGATTACAAAAAAATACATAGATCTATAGAGGTTTTATATGAAGGCGCTTTAATATTAGGCACAAATAAATTACTTAAATGGGAGATGGCAAAAAATATGATACGCCCAAAAAGTGATTACACTAAAGTTAAAATGAATTATTCTATTGTTGCTCCTAGAATGTATAAAGGAAGAATAGACTCTTTAGTAAAACGAGTTACTGGTTTTGCAGATATGATTCAGTTGACTCATTTAAAATTACAACAAGTAATGTCGCGTATGGTGCCAGATGGTGTTTATTTAGATGCTGATGGTTTAGCTGAGATAGATTTAGGTAATGGAACTAATTACAATCCACAAGAGGCTTTAAATATGTTTTTTCAAACGGGTTCTGTAATTGGAAGATCTTATACTCAAGATGGTGATTTAAATCCTGGTAAAGTTCCTATTCAAGAAATAACTAGTGGTAGTGGTGGTAATAAGATGCAAGCTTTAATTGGTACATATAATTACTACTTACAAATGATAAGAGATGTAACCGGTTTAAATGAAGCAAGAGATGGTAGCACACCAGATAAAAACGCTTTAGTGGGAGTTCAAAAAATAGCAGCGGCAAACAGTAACACAGCAACAAGACATATATTACAAGCAGGTTTATTTTTAACTTCTTCTACCGCAGAGTGTTTATCATTAAGAATATCAGACATATTAGAGTACTCACCCACAAAGGATGCCTTTATACAAAGTGTTGGCTCACATAATGCTGGAACTTTAGAAGATATAAAAGATTTACATTTATATGATTTTGGAATATTTATTGAGCTGCATCCAGACGAAGAAGAAAAAGCTTTATTAGAAAACAATATACAAATAGCTTTATCTCAACAAAGTATAGAACTAGAAGACGCAATTGATCTTAGAGAAATAAGAAATGTTAGGTTAGCAAATCAACTTTTAAAAATTAGAAGACAGAAAAAACAGCAAGCTGATCAGTTATTACAACAGCAAAATATACAAGCTCAAGCACAAGCTAACATGCAAACTCAACAAGCTTCAGCTCAATTAGAGGTTCAAAAACAACAAGCGCTTACGCAAGCTGATGCTCAGCTAGAACAGATGAAAGGCCAAATAGCATCTCAAAAACTACAACAAGAAGCTGAAATTAAAAAACAACTAATGGAACAAGAGTTTCAGTACAACGTTCAGTTAAGACAAATGGACATGAAATCTATTATGGAAAGAGAAAAACAAAAAGAAGACAGAAAAGATGATAGAACTAAAATACAAGCTACACAGCAGTCTGAAATGATTGATCAAAGAACAAACGACAGGCCACCAAAAAACTTTGAATCATCTGGAAACGATGTTGTTGAAGGTGGTATTGATATAGGATTATTTGGTCCTAGATAAAATTTTTATTAATTATATAATATTATATTATGGCAAAAAAGAAAAAAGAACCTACAGCTGACAACGTTGTAGAAAAAAAAGAAGACAACGTTACAAAAGTTGATCTTAGTAAAAAAGAAGTAAAAGAAGACGATAATGTTACTAAAGTAGATTTAACTAAAAAACCAGAAACAGATGCCGTTCCAAAGCAAAGCACAGGTGAAGTTCCTGTACGCGACGAATCCGAAACTAGCGAAAAAGTGGTCGAAGAAATCGTCGAAACAACAAATGAAGAACCTACCGGAAAAGAAAACACCGGCAAAGTTCAAGATGAAAAACCCGTTATTGAAGAAATAACTGAAGAACAGGTAAAAGAAAAAACAGAAGAAATAGCTATTGAAGCAGAAGAAGCTATTAAAGAAAATTTAGAAACTGGAAAACCTTTGCCTGAAAACATACAGAAGTTAGTAGACTTTATGGAAGAAACAGGCGGTGATTTAAACGATTATGTTACTTTAAATCAAGATTTTTCAAATTTAGATAATCAAACTTTACTAAAAGAATACTATAAAAAAACAAAACCACATTTATCTTCTGAAGAAATAGAGTTTTTAATGGAAGATAAATTTTCGTATGATGAAGATCAAGACGAAGAAAGAGTTATAAAAAGAAAAAAACTAGCATTAAAAGAGCAAGTTGCCGATGCTAGACAGCACCTAGACGGCTTAAAGTCTAAATATTATGAAAATCTCAAAGCTGGAAGCAAGCTAACTGGTGAGCAGAAAAAAGCTTGGGAATTTTTTAATAGATACAAAAGAGAATCAGCAGAAAAAAGTACTGTACAAAAAAGACAACATAGAACGTTTTTAAATAAAACAAATGATTTGTTTAACAATAGTTTCAAAGGTTTTGAATATAATATTGGAGACAAAAAGTTTAGATATAATGTTAAAGACAAAGAAAATGTTAAAAACACGCAGTCAGACATTAATAATTTTATAAGAAAGTTTCTTAATGAAAATAATGAAATGTCAGACGCTAATGGTTATCATAAATCTTTATTTACAGCTATGAATCCTGATGCTATTGCAAATCACTTTTACGAACAAGGTAAGGCTGATGCTTTAAAAGAAAGTATAGCTAAATCTAAAAATGTGGATATGGCACCTAGACAACAACACGGTGTTATTGAAGCTAGTGGATTAAAAGTAAAAGTATTAGGTGATAATTCTTCTGATTTTAAATTTAAAATTAAGAACAATAAATAACAATTTAAAATTACAAAATTATGGCAATTTCAAATCCTGGAGGTAATTTAAATAGTGTACCTGCTCCAATAAAGCAAACACTACAAAACAATTATCTAGATTTAGCGTCTACAACTGGACAAGGTTGGGCGCAACAATATGTACCAGATCTAATGGAGAAAGAAGCTC